CGCGTCATGCGCCGCGATTACGGCAGCATTCTGCCCGACCTCGTCGACCAGCCCCTGCACGACGCCACGCTGCTGCGCGCCTACGCCGCCACCGTGATTGCCGTCACCAAATGGGAGAACCGCATCCGCGTGCAGCGCATCGCCCGCGAAATCGACGAAACCCAGCCGGGCAGGGCGGTGCTGCTACTCGACGCCACAACCGAAAACGGCGATCGCATCAGCATCCGCGCGCCCCTCACCGCCGCCGCGAGCATCTGATATGCCCAACGTCATCGACCTATCCCAGATCCCGCGCCCCGACATCGTCGAAACCATCGACTACGAAGTCATTCTCGCCGAGCGCAAGGCCGACCTCGTCGCGCTCTACCCGGCAGACCAGCAAGCCGCCGTCGCCGCCGCGCTCGAGCGCGAATCCGATCCGCGCACCAAACAGCTGCAGGAAAGCGCCTACCGCGAAACCGTCCTGCGCCAGCGCGTCAACGAAGCGGGCACGGCCACCATGCTGGCCTACGCCCAGGGCAAAGACCTCGACGCCCGAGCAGCCGACTACAACGTACAGCGCCTGGTGGTTCAGGCGGCCGACTACACAGTCGATCCGCCCGTGCCCCAGATCATGGAAGACGACGACGCGCTGCGCCGGCGCTGCCTGCTCTCGCTCGAGGGCCTGTCCGTCGCCGGCCCCGAGGGCGCCTATATCTACCACGCGCTATCCGCCGCCGGCCGCGTACTCGACGCCAGCGCCAAAAGCCCCAAATTCCAATGGGTCCGCCGCGACGCCAACGGCGACATCGTACTGCGCTGTCTCGACGACGCCGGCCTGGCCGAGCCTGTGCCGGGCGACGTCGTCGTCACTATTTTGTCTCGCGACAATAACGGCATCGCCTCGCAAGACCTGCTGGATGCCGTCGAACTCGCCCTGTCGGATGAAACCGTGCGCCCGCTCGCCGACCGCGTCATCGTCAAACCGGCCGAGCTGATCGAATTCCGCGTAGTCGCCACGCTCTACGTCTACGAAGGGCCAGACGCCCAGGTCATCGTCGACACCGCGCAGGCCGCGATCGAGAAATACACCGCTGGCCAGCACCGCCTCGGCCTCGACGTCACCCTGTCCGGCATCTACGCCGCGCTGCACCAGCCCGGCGTGCAACGCGTAGAGCTCGACCTCCCCGGCGAGACATACACCATCAGCCGCCAGCAAGCCCCGCGCTGCATCGGCATCGATATCATTTTCGGCGGCGTCGATGAATAACGCCCCCGCAACCACCGATACACTGCTGCCGCCCAACGCCACCGCGTTCGAGCGCGCCATCGTCGCCGCCGCCGCCCGGGCCTGCGACGTGCCCGTACCCATCCGCGCGCTTTGGAGCGTCGACGACTGCCCGCTGCGCCTGCTGCCTTGGCTCGCCTGGGCCATGAACATGCAGACATGGCAAAGCGATTGGCCCGAAGCCATCAAGCGCTCGCGCATCCGCTCGGCAATCGACGTCCACCGCCGGCGGGGCACCGCGCGCAGCGTGCGCGTCGTCGTCGAAAGCTTCGGCGCCGATATCGCCCTGCGCGAGTGGTACCAGATGGAGCCCATGGGCACGCCCATGACGTTCAACGTCACGCTGTCCATCGGCGACTCGCTGCCCCAAACCGCCCAATTTCAGCGCGACATCATCCAGGCCATCGAACTGACTCGGCCCGTCTCGCGCCACTACGAACTGGTCGCCACCACCGACGCCGACACCCGCATCGGCGTGCTCGCCGCCGCCCAGGCCATCACCTACCGACGCCTCAATTTGCTGGATTAACTATGCGCCTAACCTGGACCGCCGCCGGCTATGCCGCGCTCGTCAACCCCGACAACACGGGTACTAATGCCGTGCTATGCGCGCAGATCGCCGTCGGCCGCGGCACCACGCCGGCCGACCGCAGCGACACCGCGCTCGAGGACGAAATCAAGCGCCTCAACACAATCAGCGGCCAGGCCGTCGATAACGACATCATCCACGTCGTCCTGCGTGACGAAACCAACGACATCTACGGCTTTACCGAGTTTGGCCTGATCGCCGACGACGGCACGCTGCTCGCCCGCTACGCGCAAACCGAAACCATCATCGAAAAAGCCGCCGGCAGCACCGCGCTGCTGCCCATCGACGCCACGCTCACCGACGTCGACGCCACGCAAATCGTGTTCCCGTCCGCCGAGTTCAACAATCCGCCGTGGGGCGAGAATACCCAGGGCGTACTCGCCCGCGCCTCGCAGGCGCTGGCCGAAGCCGGCGAAGACAACCTGCGCGGCATGTCGCCCCTGCGCACGTTCCAAGCGATCGCCGCCTGGCTCGATGCCGAGCACCCCGGCGCCGACGGCGGCATCAATGCCGACCGGCTGGACGGCTACGAGCTGGCCGACATCATCAAGCGGATGGTGGAAACCCACGGCAGCACGTCGCAAGACCCTGATACAACAACCGATCCGCGGATTCTTACGAACCATGCGCATACGCCGAATAACGGCGCTGACTTCTGGTATGTTGACACCGTTATTTTCCCCGGCTCTGGCAAAGAGCCGCGGCTGCAGCTGGCTACCCGGTATCGAAACGGCAATTCGCGCTGGTACCGAACAAAATACGATGGCTGGACCGAGTGGGTGCGCCTGCTCGACAGCCAGCAGGTTCAAAAGTCTCGCGACGACACTACGCCGGGCGCTCTTCTTACGCAGGGCGCACATGGCCTCGGCGAGACTGGAGTAAAAAGCCCTGTTAATAGTGGACAGAGTGCGTTTGTCCCAGCCTCAAGTTTCCGCTATGTCTATAATTCAGCGGCTGACACCCCGCCGGGATGGGTTGGAGGCTCGGCAATAAGCGTTCTGGGCGTCGCATGGATTGCAGTTAGCGCCACCGCCGAGCGCGTTTTTGTATCGAACGTCAATAAGAAATGGTTTGAGCTTTGGTCGTCGGGAAGGCAAGGCCATGGCACGGGCATGGATTCTGACACCGTTGATGGAATCGAAGGGGCGAGGATTCTTGTCAACGACGTAGCCGGGCAATCTGTTCGTGCGCCGTTGCGCTTGGCGGGTGCGGGCGATCCGAGCCGAAACGTCGCATATCTGGAGTTTGTCGACAGCAACGGCACCCGGACTGGCTACGTCGGCGACGGCTCATCTGGGAATAGTGACATCATAGTCAATTCAGCTAGCGGCCGCGTGTCGATAGCTGACGCCTCGGGGTCGGGTTATGCATGGCACGCTGGCAACGACGCCCCACTACGCAACGCCGCCAACCTCAACGCCGGCATCCTGCCTATCGCGCGCCTGATGGGCGAATACGGCATCAGCATCACCGGCAACGCCGCCACCGCGACCGACGCGGCCGATTCCGAGCGCCTGGACGGCAAAGGGCCGAGCTACTACCTCGCGCTCGCCAATGCCATGGGGCCGCTGCCGCGCGCGAACGCCAGCGGCACGTACGATATCGATGTCACCGGCAACGCCGCCACCGCCACGCGCGCGAGCGATGCGGACGCGCTCGGCGGCATCGAAGCGGCCGCATACCGCCTGAAAGCCGACCACATCCTACCCACCAACGCCCACGCGTTCGCCGACCAGATCAGCGCCTATCCGGTCGGCGTCTCGGTCATGTACGTGCGCAGCGCCGACGGCTGGCCCAGCCAGGCCGGCACCGTCGTCACCGTGCGCCCGGACGAAGCGGCCGCAGGCTATCAGGAATACATCAACGGCCTGGGCGACACCGGCGAAACGACGCGCTACCGCTGGACGCGTATCTATCACGCCTCGCTGCAAACGTGGAGCACGCTCGAGCGCACAATCACCGCGGCCGACCTCGCCACGACTGACACGCCAGGCCTGGCGGAGCGTGCGACAAATGCCGAAGCGCTCGCGCACGACGACGCGGTGCGGTTTATCACGTCGGACCAAATGGGCCGATCGCTCGCGAATGTCGTCGAAAAAAGCGGGTATTTCAATCTGCCGGCAGGGCAGGGCCAACCCAACGGCACGGGCATCTACACGTACTACCACGGCCGCGGCCGCGAGCCGGATATTGTCTGGTGCGAATTGGTGTGCATATCTGCCGATCTCGGCTGGGCCGCCGGCGACGTGGTGCCGAATCCCACCGCCTACGATCACGGCAACAACAGCACCGCCTTGCAGACCTGTGGGTATAACGCGAGCGCTCTGTATATACCCATCGGCGATAATCAGATGATTATTCGCAGCCGCGCGGGCGCAGCGAACCAGGTCGGCGACTACTACGACGTCACAGCTTCGAAATGGCGCATACGGGTGTGTGCGCAGTTCTTCTAGCCGCCATGCGTCGCCCCGCACGCAGCGCACCGAATCATCACCCCCTCGCCGGTGCTGATATCCGGGTGCTTGTAGCCACAGCCGGGGCAGCCGTCATCGATCGAGTCGAGGCCCGGGTATAGATACCCGGCCTCGATCAATTCCGCGATGCCCCGATACCCGCGCACGAGCTGCCCCAGCACATCGGGCGCACTGCGCCCGCGCACCGTCGGCCCCGTGCTACGCCATACCTCGCCGGTGAGCCGCTGCAGCCGGCCCGTATACGCATAGTCGCCCCGGATATGGCGCATTTCCACCCGCCACGCGCCGCCGGGCAGGGGAAGGTAGTGCGAGGTGGGTCCGTGACCAGGGTTGGGCATAGCGCATACTGTAAACGCATACAGTAATCGCCGCATCCATGTAGCGCCGCCGCGCCACACGCCGCCCGCATACCACCCGCCCGCGCGCGGCGGCAGCATGACACCGAGCATCATCGATTCGCCCGGAGTGCGTGCCCATGGCCCAGGATTATCATCACGGCGTTCGCGTCCTCGAAATCAACGAGGGCACGCGGCCCATCCGCACGATCGCCACCGCCGTCATTGGCCTGGTGGCCACCGCCAGCGATGCGGATGCCACCGCATTCCCGCTCAATCGCCCCGTGCTCATTACCGACGTCTATGCCGGTATCGGCAAAGCCGGCAACAGCGGCACGCTCGCCGCCAGCCTCGACGCCATCGCCGACCAGTCCAACCCGCTCACCGTCGTGGTGCGCGTGGAAGAGGGCGCCGACGCCGACGAAACCACCGCCAACGTCATCGGCGGCGTTGAGCCCAGCGGCCAGAAAACCGGCATGCAGGCGCTGCTGTCCGCACAGCAGACGCTCGGCGTCACGCCGCGCATTCTCGGCGCGCCCGGCCTCGATACCCAGGCCGTCACGTCCGCATTCGTCACGATCGCGCAGAAACTGCGCGGCTTCATCTACGCCAGCTGTGCCGACTCGGCCATCATCACCGACGCCACCGATTACGCCCAGAATTTCGGCGCCCGCGAGCTCATGCTCATCTGGCCGGACTTCACCGCGTTTTCGGTCGCCAACGAGCAGACCGAAACCGCCCACGCCGTCGCCCGTGCCATGGGCCTGCGTGCCGCGCTCGACGAACAAATCGGCTGGCACAAATCGCTATCGAACATGCCCGTCAACGGCGTGGACGGCATCAGCCAGGACGTCTTCTGGGATCTACAAGACCCCGCCACCGATGCCGGCGTGCTCAACGAAGCGAACATCACCACGCTCATTCGCCGCAACGGCTTCCGCTTCTGGGGCAACCGCACGCTGGACCCGTCCGGCTACTACCCGTTCGAGGTCTACACCCGCACCGCCCAGGTGCTGGCCGACACCATGGCCGAAGCCGCATTCCCCGATATCGACCAGCCCATGACCCCGGGCCTGGCGAAAGACATCGTGGAAGCCCGCAAGGCCAAGCTGCGCCAGCTCACCCGCCAGGGCTACCTGCTCGGCGGTGACTGCTGGTTCGACGACAGCATCAACACTGCCGAAACCCTCAAGGCCGGCAAGCTGTTCGTGGACTACGACTACACGCCCGTCCCGCCGCTGGAAAACCTCAACTTCCAGCAGCGCATCACCGACCGCTATCTCATCGACTTCGCCGAGCGCGTACGCGCCGCGTAACAGGAGCCCCGCATGCTTCCCAAGAAGCTCAAAGATTTCAACCTGTTCGGCAACGGCCATAACTGGAAAGGGCAGATCAGCCAGGTCACCACGCCCGAGCTGGGCCGCAACCTGGTCGACTATCGCGGCGCCGGTATGGACGGCCCTGTTGGCATCGATATGGGCCAGAAAGCGATCGAACTAGGTTGGACGTGCCCGGGCCTGCTGGTCGAAGCGTACGACAACTATGGCGCACCACAGCACGACGCCGACCAGCTTCGTTTTGTCGGCTTTTACGAGTCCGACGAAACCGGCGAGAAAATCTCGGCCGAAATCACGGTGCGTGGCCGCACCGCCACGCACGGCAGCGTCACCGCCCAGTCCGGCGAAGATGCCGACCAGGAAGTCACCACCCGTTGCAGCTACTACAAGCTCGAGGTCAACGGCGAAGAGATCATCGAAATCGATTTCCCGGGCTGCATCTTCAAGGTCCGCGGCGTCGACCGCTACGCCGAACGCCGCCGGATTCTGGGGCTGTAGCCATGGCGTTCGCCAAGCTCTACGGCCCCGACGACGATCAGATTCTCGTCAAGCTCGACACGAACGAAGACGGCGACCCCGAGGTTCGTTTCTTCGCTGAGCCGTCCGGCCTTGGCATCTGTTCAGCCGCAGTCAGCTGGGAAGACTCGCCGGAAGGCTGGGCCGTCGCCGAATCCTTTTTCGCCGAGCTAGACGAAGCCGAGGCGCGCAAGCGCGCCCAGCCGCTCTACGACATGGCCGCTGAATTTTTCAATACGGGAGACCCGATATGACCGAAGAAAAAGCCGAAACCGTCAGCAACGCCGACGTGGACGCCGCCGAGCAGCGCGCGAGCGACAACACCCGCGCCGTAACCGAAACCCAATGGGAGCACGTCACGCTCGACGAACCCATTCGCCGCGGCGGCAAGACCATCAAGACCATCAATTTGCGCAAGCCCAAGTCGGGCGAGCTGCGCCGGTTGAGCCTGGCCGATCTGGTGCGCATGGAAGTCGACGCGCTCACAACCGTCATCCCGCGCATTTCCGATCCGGTGCTCACCGCGCCCGAAGCGCAGGGCATGGACCCGGCCGACCTCATGCAGTGCGGCACCAAAATCGCGGGTTTTTTTCTCACGAAGGCGGCACGCGCGGAAACGGCCGAATAGCGTTACCGCACCACGTAGAACACGCCATGGCCGATATCGCCATGGTCTTCCACTGGTCGCCCGACACCATGGACGCCATGGACGTCCACGAACTCATGGAATGGCGCGAGCAAGCGCGGCTGCGAAACCAACCGCCCGAGCAGCCCAAACGACGATAAGGCGTAAGCCATGGCCCGCGATCTATCGCTGAAAGTCATCCTCGACGCGGTCGACCGGGCCACCAAGCCGCTGCGCGCGATCGAGGGCCAGAACAAAAACACCGCCGCCGCGCTCAAACGCTCGCGCGACCAGCTCAAGCAGCTCAACGCCGCACAGAAAGACGTGGGCTCGTTTCGCGACCTCAAGCGGGCCAGCACGCGCACCGCCACGGCCATCGAAGAGCAGCAGGCCAAGGTGCGCGACCTCACGCGCCAGATCGAGGCGGCCGAAGGCCCTACCAAACAGCTCACACGCCAGCGCGACGCCGCCATCAAGGCGTCGCGCACGCTGACCCA